TGCAATAAATAATGAAGGGTCTTCAGGAATGAATCCAGAAGATATTTTTTCTCAGTTTTTTGGAGGCGGTAATCCATTTGGAGGAGGAAGTCCATTTGGAGCTGGAGGCCCATTTGGAGGAGGAGGAGGTCCATTTTCCGGAGGAGGCCCATTTGGCGGAGGAAATAATCAGGAAACTAAAGAAAATATAAATATAAATCTAGAAGTAGATCTAAAAAGTATTTATAATGAAAAAAATGTTAAAATCTCTTATGATAAAAAAATATATTGTAAAGATTGTGAAGGTACTGGAAATAAAAATAAGATTTCTCCTAAATGTAAAGGATGTGATGGTCAAGGTAAAACTATAAGAGTAGTACAGATGGGTCCAATGATTTCTCAACAAATACAAGCTTGTAATTCATGTAGAGGAACTGGTAAAGCAACTTCGAAAAAAGAAGATAATTGTATAACATGTAATGGAAAGTCATATAATACATCTAAAGTAGAGATACCATTACCACTTAAAAACGGATTAAATAGTGGAAATAGAATATCATTACGAGGACAAGGTCATGATTTTAAAAATTACAAAACAGATCTATTAATTACAATTAAAGTTGTTGAGGATAAAATGTTTAAAAGAGTCGACGAAGATCTAATTACAGTTGTTAATCTAGAATTATTTCAATCACTTTTAGGGTTTAATAAATTGATAACACATATGGATGGTAAAATTATAAACATATCTACCGATACAACAACTAAACATGATTCTTTAAGAAGAATAAAAGGTAAAGGTATGAGAAATTTAGAAAATGGTAAAATAGGTGATTTAATAATTAAATTCAAAATTAAATATCCTAATATTGATGATTATAGTAAAGAAGAACTAACAATACTTAAAAAACTTTTATCAAAAAAATGTAAGAATGAAATTACATTAGAAAATGAAATTACAACTAACAAACAGTTTTCAGAAAAATTTGAAAAATGTAATTTAGAAAGTTTAAGTGATAACCAAACAAAATTTAGAGAATCTAATTCTAAACCTACTTCTAATGAAGAAGACGTACCAGGATGTGTACAACAATAAAGAGTGTATACTAATTTTGATTTATAATAAAAAATTTAAATTTCTTGAATATAGTATTAGAATGAAAATATATATACTGAGACATGAAGATAGAACTATGGATTTAACATTTTTTTCTCCATTAACAAAAAATGGTTTAGATAAATCTTTAAAAATATCTGATGAACTAGTTAAATTAGAAATAAATTCTATTTACTCATCTCCATATGTTCGAACACTACAAACTATATTCCCATATTCAAAGAGAACGTCATTACCTGTTAAACTTGATTATTCACTTACTGAATTATATCAATCAGATAATATCCCTAAAAAATCTTATACAATTACTTTACCAGACTATATTTCAAAGTCATTTAATTCAGACGAAAATTATAATTCATCAATTAAACCAACTGAAGTTGAATTTCCAGAAAAAATATCAAATTTTAAAAAAAGAGTAAAAACATTTTTAAATGAAATTATTATGAATAATTATAAATCAGAAAAAAATATAATTTTAGTTACTCACCAAGGTGTTATTGATGTTATACATAAAATTATATCTAAAAGTAAAAATAAACCAACTGCTTCTGAAATTAGGGTTGATGCAAATTCAACTTTAAAAGAAAAAGATGATTTTCATTATCCAAAAGGTGCAATCACTAAAATTTTTGAAAATAATAAATGGACTTTTGAAAAAATTAATTGGTAAATCTATATCTGATCTTCCTAATTATTAATCATCTATTGTGAATATAGACTTAATATGTCTATGAATTGTATTATGTAACCAAAATGTTAAATATTTTGGTGTAAATTCATTTGTCAATTCACTTTCATTTTTTGTCATAAATTCTTGACCCAACTGATCATTTGTGAAATCTACTCTTGTACTATCACAAATTATTATAATTTTAGGTATTTTACCTTTATTTTTTAGACATATTACTAAATCAAGGAAATCATCTATCCTTTTTCTGATTAGATCCATTTCAAGATCTAATTCTTTTTTAATAAATACATATTTCATTTGATTTTTAAAAATAAAACTAGGATCAAATATAGTTCTATTATCAGATATTGCATCTACCCCTCCAGGAAGATAACTATCAGTTCCAAAAGTAACAAAATAATCTAAATCAATATTTAATATATAATCATCAGAAATTTTTTCAATTATCTTATCCTTAAATTTAATATTTGATGTCATAATATTTAATTTTTTATTATCTTCATTAAAAATTACTTGAGTTAGTGTTTTTTCGTTAATTTTTACTGGAAAATTAACCGGACACTTGCCAATAAAAGTACATGTATTTTTAGTTGTTGTTATTATATTTTTGGATTCACATAATGGTTCTTTTACCCAATCTGGAGTTAACCATACAATTCCTTTATTAAAATTATATGGAGATAACATAGGGACAAGAACTGAGCCAATATTATCTACTGTATCAAATATTCTTTTTAAATTATTAAAACTGAAATCACTGTTATCAATACAAGATTTAATAAATTTACAGTCATTTCCTATAGGATTCATATCTGCATGACTATCAACATGTAGTACTGTTCCAAGATTATCTTTTACATTTCTATAAATCCATTCAACAGCATGATGATGTTTAGAAACTTTAATCACTTTAATGTTTTTATTATTATAATTAATATCAAATAATCCATTTAAATTTATAAATCTATAATAGAATGTTATTCTATCATTTAGTTCCTCTAGTATTCTTTTACAATCAATTATAAAATCTTCCATTTTATTAACAACTAAATAATAACATTTATAAATAATTTTTAAATGATTATTGCAAATATCTTTTGTAATTAAGTTATTTTTTTTATTAACTTCTTCTTCAAACCATCTTAAAACACTCATTTCTTTTTCTATTTTTTTATCAAAATAATATTTATCTACATAATCTAGAATTAATCCTGAATCTAATATTGGTTTTGAAGGAATTAATGAATTTTTTTCGAGATTATTATTATAAAATTTTAAAATTATATTTCTTTCATAATAATTATTTACTGAATATACACACCCTAAAACAAGTATTATTAAAATGATAAAAATTACTAAATTTTTATTATATATCATATATATATTTTAATAGAAAAATTTATATATGAAAATTAAATAGCGTTTTTGCTTTGTATCTTTACTTACAAAGTAATGGTTTTATGATTATGTTTATTCAATAGATATTAAAGTTTAACTCTAAAATAAATAAATTCCTGGTTATATTATTATGAGTTTAAATCAAGAATTATTTAATAAGATAAAAGAAATCAACAAAGTTGATTCAAAAGATAGTTTTATTCAATCTAATTTAATTATCAATCAAATAAATTTTCTATTTCCAAATCTTAATAAAGAAGATCACACAATATTATTAGATTTAACTATTTATCTTATAAATTTTATTTCAAATAAATTTTATTTTGAAGAAAATTCAATATATAAAAATGTTTGGATTGAGAATAATTTTAGAAATATTAAATCTGCTATACTAAAAATTTTACCATTTATAGATGACAAAGATAATTTTAGACTATATAAAAAAATTAATGATCTTAACCAAATTTTATTTTATTTAAACAAACAAAATTTACCTAAAGATATTGATGAAATGAATATGAAAGATGCACTTAAAAATTACTTTCCAATAAGTAATTTTACATTGGGATTATTAGGATCTTATAAATCTAAAAATAAATTAAAATTTATTGATGACAACAATGAACAATTAATTTATAAATTGATACATCATAATTTTATATCTCTTTTAGAAACTATTAAAATTAGTTCAAGTAAATTATATATAAATTGGATAAATATTATACCTATACATCTTGATACTTTAGAAAATAGCAAAGTATATAAAAATACAATGAATGACTATAAAAAATTATCAAACGTTACAGATCATGACTCTTATAGTAATTTTGAAAAAGAATATAATGGTTTAAATATTGGTGATTTGTATAATGTTTTTAGAAATGGGTATTTTCAAAATATAAAAAATATTAAATGGCTAATTTTTAATAAAATTTCTACAAATTCTGTTGAACAGGATTCAAAAGGAAAATATTATATTCAATTGATAGAACAATATTTAGAAATATCAAAATATAAAGGTAATTTAAGATATACTAATTTAACAGATAAACTAATACATTCATTTGATGAAAATATTAAAAATATGATAAAACAATCTACTTATAAATTTGAATTAATAGAAATGATAAAAAGTATAATAATGTTTTTAGTAAACAATTATTCATATAAAAATCTTATTAACAAAGAAATAAAAGATAAATATAAACTTAATCCTATTGAACAGGAAAAAACAGAAAATGAAGATTTAGATTACAATAAGGCTTTAATTGAAAAAATTAATAAAAAAACAGATAAAGAAATTATAAATGATTTTACATTAATTGGCAATGAACATATTTATAATTATATTTATGAATCTGTTGATGAATTCAAAACAACAATTTATTATACGTTTCTATATGATGACGATGACGTTATTAATCAAAGTTTTTTTAATATAAAATATAATAATGAAATAGATACACATATAAACTTAAAAAATTTATATAATATTGCTAAAGCATTGTCATTTTATAACAAAGATAATAAATGGGTAATTCAAAATCCATTTTTTGGATCTTTATTATTAGAATCAAGAATCCATTTTTTTGATAAAATTACAAATGAAAATATATCAAGTTGGTTAAATATAAGAAGAAATATACAATCTCAAAATCAGAACAGTCAAAACGACGAAGATATAATTTTACAAAAATTATATCAAGGATGGAATACTTATAAAATATATTTTATTTTTTATTATCTTTGTAAAAAAGGATTACTTTCTAAATTTGTTCCTAATGAAAATGCTACAAATGATTCTATATTACCATCAAATTATTCTTCAAAAATAAAAGCAATTGGTAAACAAGTAAAAAACACTATAAAAAAAGAAAATTTGAAAGAAGCCTATTATTATATAAATAATAAAAAATATGGAAGTTTAGAAAATACTTATGAAAAAAAAGATGAAAATATTATAATGCAAACCTATTTTGAAAGATTAGAAAAAGATCTTAATTGGTATACTTTTTATGCTATGGATTGGATGACACAAATAAGTTTTTTTCATACATATATCAATCATCAAATATTATTTATTACTGGATCAACAGGAACAGGAAAATCTACACAAGTACCTAAATTATTATTATATGCTCTTAAATGTATTGATTATAGGGAAAATGGAAAAATATCATGTACACAACCTAGAATACCACCAACAGTAGGAAATGCTAAAAGAATATCAGAAGAATTAGGTGTACCTATTAGTATTTACGATTCAAATATAGATTCAGAAGTAAATAGTGATAACTATAATATTCAGTATAAACATCAAAACGACCAACATACATCTTTAAAAAATGGTTTACAATTAAAAATTACAACTGATGGTACTTTATTTGAGGAAATTATTGAGAATACTCTAATGAAAGACAAGATGTTTAATAAAAATAAAGAGGAATTTGAATTTTCTTTAAAAAATAAATATGATATTCTTATTGTTGATGAAGCACATGAACATGGTAAAAATATGGATCTTATTTTATCTTTAGCTAGAAATACCTGTTATTATAATAATTCTGTTAGATTAGTGATTATTTCTGCTACTATGGAAGATGATGAACCAAATTATAGATCATATTATAAATATATTAATGACAATATGTTATATCCAATTAAAAAACCATTAATTAAACATCCATTCTTAGATATTATTAATTTTCTTCCTCAAACAGTACTCATGGAAAGAAGATTCCATATATCTAAACCTGGAGAAACTACTCAATTTACCATTACAGAAGTTGAAAAATACTCTATTGGAGATGATGAATCGCGATATACAAAACCTTGGGATATTATTCAAGAAAATAGTTATACAGTTATCAAAGAAATTTTTAATAATAATCCTACTGGTAATGCTTTATTATTTTTAACTGGTGAAAAAGAAATTAAAAAAGCTGTAGAAGAATTAAATAAAATTATTCCTAAAGATGCAGTTGCAATACCATTTTTTGGTAAAATGGACCAAAAATATAAAGATATTATTGAAAAAATCGATAAAAAAATTGGAAAAATTAAAAATAATAAATTTAAAATTCATGAAGAATGGGGATATGAATATATTAAAGGTACAAATAATAATAATTTTAAAAGAGCTGTTATTATTGCTACAAATGTAGCAGAAGCATCTATTACTATTCCCAACTTGAAATTTGTTATTGATAATGGATATTCAAAACAAAATAATTTTATTTATTCTAAAGGAGATTCATTATTAGTAGAAGAAATGATATCTAATTCTAGTAGAGTTCAGAGAAAAGGTAGAGTTGGTAGAATTTCTGACGGTACTGTTTATTATTTATATGATATAAGTAGTAGATTAGAAATACCAACTAGATATAATATATCTTATGAGGATTTTTCTAATGAATTTATAAAATTATTAGTAAATAAAAATAATAAAAATTATTTGAATAGTTATGATGATCCTTATCTTAAACAAGAAAATTATAATTTAATCAATACTGGAGAACCTATAAATGATTCTCTAATAAAAATTATCAAAAATCAATTTTATGATATTAGAGATGATGATTTTTATGATGATATATTTGATTATGATGAATATTTCCCAAAAGATTTTTTTAATTTTGAAAATACACCACTATGGATTGAATTACAATATTTAGACGGATTTAATTATCGAAATTTATTTGATAATGCAGGACAATTTTTTATTATACATCCTTTTGAAAAGGACCACCAAAGAAATATATATAGAGAATTTATAAAAACAAAAGATGATAAAATAATTAATTCAAAAATGGCAACAATTCCATTATCATTTAATAACAGATTGAAGCAAAATTTTAGAGCAGTTGAATTAGGTAAAGAATATATTCTTAATCATGAAATGACTATATATAGAAAAACAAATTTATCAAAAATTATCGAAGACGTTACTAGAACATTCACTAATATTGATTATTCTGTAGCTTTAACTTTATTATGTAGTTATTCAATAGATTTAATAGAAGAAGTTATTTTAATAATATCATTATTAGAAGCTATCAATTATAACATTGAAGGTCTTTTTGATCTTACTGATTTAAAATATAAAGAAAAAATTAATTTTTTTAAAAATAACTACAGATCAACTAATAGTGATTTTGATCAATTACTTAAAATATCAGAAAACTTTATTAGAACATTCAAATTAAAAAGAATTTTTAATTTCGTAAATAGTAAAAATATTTTGAAAAATGAATATAATAGAATTATAGATATATACTTTAATTCAAATTCAAATAATAATAATAATTATAAAAAAACATTTTATATAATTAAATCAATTGAAACACAAGGAAAACTAAGAACAGATGAAGGTTTTCAAGAATGGTTAGTCAAAGACGAATATGTAGAAAATTTTTTTGATGATATTTCAGATCAAGAACTAAATAAATTTTGTAATAGTAATTTATTCAACAAAGAAGCTATAAAAATGTTTTATAAAAATATAGTAAATTATAAAAGAAAATTATATTCTATTGATTATAAAAATGACCCAATGTATGATAATATAAATCCACTAACATGGATAAAAAATTTAGAAAATAATTTTAAAATTAGTTTCTCACATATGAAAAAAATAGATAAAATTATTAATTTGTTTTTAATAGGTTATTCTCAAAACGTGTGTCTAAAAAAAGATATTAAGAGCGACAAAAATGAATATTACAAAATTACTAATTATAGTGACAAAATTACAAATATACAAGATAGCGATTCTATGCCTAATAACTTTTATTATCTAAAAGAAAATAATTTTGTTAAACATAATTCATCATTAATTTTTTATCTAAAAATGAATTTAAAAGATACTAAATTAGGAGCACCTACATTATCAATAATTTCAAATATAAACGAAAAAAATTTATTTATAAGTAATCCTTATTATTACAATCCGTATACAATAAAGAATACAATAGTTATACTTGATAATTCAAATTTAAATAACATATATTCTAATAATAATACCATTTTTAGAAATTTTCTTAATAATCTAAAAAATAGTTTTTCTAAATCAAATATAATATGGAATAATAGGGAATATTTACCATTTTTAACTAAGGCAATAGATTTTATTGATAAAAAAATTGAATAAAAAATAACTAAATTAAATGAAGTAGGAATTATGTCAGTTCTAGAGATTGAAACTCAACACATAAAACACCTAAAAACTATAAAAGAATGTTCAGTATTTAGACTGAAATTAAATGGAAATTCTTATATAATAAGTAGCCATTGTTATTTACCAATTAGTAATATTAAAATAGATAATATTAATATTTCAAAAGAAAATATACTTGTTAATTCAAATTGGAATGATTTATTAATAATTAAAGATGAATATCAAGTAAAAAGTACTTTTGATAAAATTAGAAAAACAATTTTACCAAATGGAACTATATTTTTAATTGGGCAAACTTATGAATGTTATCTACATGATGTAGAATACTTGAATTTCGCTATGCTTCCAAATTACCCTAAATTAATGTATTACAAAATTAAAGGTGATATTAGTAATATTATTATAGGAGATCCCATATTATATATTAATAATGGTAATTTAGAACTTGTCGGTTTAGTATCATATATTTATGAAGACTATGTACTCGGACTTCCTTCATATTATATCCATAAAACTATTTTAAGACAAGATAATAATTTACTCGTTCCTGATATTGATGATTTACAATCTATTACAAAAATAAATAATTATAATATTGTAAATAATTTAATTTGGAATAAACATATCAAATTTAATATACCAATTGATGTTAATTTTCTATTAGAAACTGATAAAGAAAACTTGTATGAGATTAATAATGAACTAGTATGTGTAAATTATATTAAATATGAAAATAGAAATATAATTATAAATGAAAACTATATTATGTTTGATGGACCAAATTATAAACTTACTTCTAGACTATTTCATCTTTTAAAAGAAATATCAGTAGATCACCCAAAAGAGATTTTAAATAAAATTGGATTTTATAACAAGAATCAACAAATATCAAATTCAACATCAAATATTAAAATTAATGTTGAAATAGATAACAAATTAGTTATTATCATTTAAGTTTTTATTAAATTTTTTTAGAATTGATCTTTCTTGATTGCTTAATCTTGGACCTATATTGTCATATTGATCAAGATTATCTGTATCAGAATATTGTTTATATATTATTTTATCAGATAAAGTTTCTTCATTTGTTTCACTATCAATACTTAGCTCAAAATTTTCTACTAATTCATTAATATTATTTACAGATAAATCTGATAACTTATTTAAATTAAAAAATATTCCTGATTTATTTTGCGAAAATCCATTTTCATCTTCTTTTTTTATTATTTTTAAAATTGAAATTAATACTTTTTTGTCTTTTATACAATTAATTTTTTCTAATAATTTTTTTCTAAAATCAGAATTATATTTTCTACAAGAATTTTTGTCATCCATTAAATTTAACTATATTAAATACATATGAAATAACCGAACACATCGTTTAAAATCTATTATTTGAATTTCCTTTATACATTTTATATCCTAAGCAAAATATAGCTGTAATTACAAACAGTAAAAGAAGTAATTCTCTATACAAATAAGGAACGTAATCAGTTACTGCTCTTTTATATCTTTCAAATGATGGTTTTCCTGGATATTGAACAAAAACAGCTTTAGAATTTTTAACCATATTATCGTCATATACATTTTCAAATATCTTATTTTCATGATCAATAGAAATATTATAACTCTTGCATAATTTATTAAACATTCGTTGATCATCTTTTTCATTACTCTTCAGAGCATTCTCCATAATTGGAAGTAAATATTTAACATATCCCATGTACATACCAGCATTCATAGTAACTCCATTATCACAAGTTGTAGCAAATACTTTTTTATTTAAATATGGTTTTAACCCCAAATATCTAGAATCAGTTGTTGTTTCTTTTGAAAATAATACTTTATAATTATTTTGTTTAAAATAATTAATTGCATTAGATAAATAACTATTAATCCAAACATCAAATCCATCTAATTGAATAACTAGATCATCGTCTTTTAATTTTTTACAATAGTCGTGAATCATTTTTAATTTTCCCATGTATCCTTCCCATTTTTGTCCCCATCCTAATATTATAAATTGAATACCGTATTTATTATCAATCATTTCATCAAAATTACCAAAAGAATGTGTTGCATAAGTAAGAATGTATATCATTATTATAATTGCGATAAAAATTATTTAATATTTAATTTAATCTAAATTCATTTAATTTTGAAAAGAATATAATTTTGCAATGCATATAAATATGTTTTAACAACAAAAATATTTTTTATCTACGAAAATATATATAATGGTAGAAGATAATAAAATTAATAATCAAAGATTTATATACCCAGAACAGGATGATGAAAATATAATTAGTAAAATATATCAAAAAAGAGAATTTCACTATCACAAAATTCCAAAAAGAGAAAAACTAAAAAATTATGAAGAAATTCAGAAATATAGAGATGGAGTTTGTAAAAATAAGTATAAACCAAGACCTCAACAAGCTATAGGATCTAATTTGATGAATCCTAATACACCTGTTAATGGTATTTTAGTTATGCATGGTACTGGTACTGGTAAAACATGTGTTGCAATTGGTATAGCAGAACAATTTAAAGAACAAGTGTTAAAATATAATACAAAAATATATGTTGTTGTACCTGGTCCTAATACAAGAGAAAATTTTAAAGGAGAACTATTATACTGTACTGGAGACACTTATATGAAAAATAAAGACTCACAAAGACAGTTAAGAAAAGATGAAATTGAAAGAGAAAATAAGATTGGAATTTATAGTGCTCTTCAATATTACAAGATATTATCATATAAAACTTTTTATAAAAAAATTTTAGGGGAAAAGATTGTTGAAAAAAAAGTAGAAGGAAATAAAATTAAATCTACTCCAAAAAAGAATTTAGATGGTGAAATTGAAAGAGAATTAGTTTTAGATAGAATTAATAATATGGATAATACAATATTAATTATCGATGAAGCACATAATTTAACTAACAATGAATACGGAGAAGCACTTAAGAAAATTATTAGACAATCTCAAAATTTAAAAGTTATTTTACTTACAGCTACACCAATGAAAAATCTTGCTGATGATATTGTTGATTTACTAAATTTTATTAGACCTCCAGATAATCAAATTAAAAGAGAAAAGGTATTTACTTCTAATGATAGTGTTCATTTAATTAACTTTAAAGAAAATGGAGAAGAATATCTTAAAAAAATGGCAAATGGATATGTATCTTTTTATAGAGGTTCAATCCCATATACTTTTGCTGAAAGAATTGATAAAGGTGAAATTCCAAAAGGACTATTATTTACTCCATTAATAAAATGTTCGATGGAAATATTTCAAAATAAAACTTATGAAGTAACTACACAAAATAAAGAAGATACATTAAATAAATCTTCTAGCGCTGCTTCAAATTTTGTTTTTCCAGGATTAGATAATAAAAATAATTTAATTGGGTTATATTCAACTGATGGACTTAATAAATTATTACTAACTTTATCTTCTAATAAAGATATTCTAATGAAAGCAATTAATAAAAAATTATTTAATGGTAAACTTACAAAACAAGAAGAAATGAATTTTATTGTTGCTACAGAAAATAAAACAATAACAGGAGAAATATTAAATTTAAAATATTTGAAAACATTTTCAATCAAATTTTATAAATGTATTAGTAGACTTGGTAAACTTGTTGATGGAAATAAAGGTTCTGGAACAGCTTTTATATATTCAAATTTAGTAAAAGCTGGTGGTATGGAATTATTTGCTGATTGTTTAAAAGAAAATGGATATCTTGAATATCAAGAAGAATCTGCATTATATGATATTAAAGATAATACTATAGATTATAAGACTGGAAAAACATTCAAAGAAATGCAAAAAAGTAAAAAAGTTAATGAGTTCAAACCGTCTACCTATATGATTATAACTGGTGGATCAGATGAAACTGGTGAAGATATACCTGAAATAAAACAAAAAATTATTAAACAAGTATTTAATAAAGCTACTAATAAAAATGGACAGAATCTAAAATTTATATTAGGTTCTAAAGTTATGACAGAAGGAATTACACTTGAGAATGTTAGAGAAGTACATATTTTAGATGTTCATTATAATTTAGGTAAAGTTGATCAAGTAATTGGAAGAGCAATTAGAATGTGTAAACATCAAGAAGTTATTGATGACAAAAATAGATTTCCAGAAGTGAATGTTTATAGATATACAGCTTCAGTTAATAAGGGATTAAGTACTGACGAAGTTCTTTATCAAAAAGCTGAACTAAAATATCTATTAGTAAAAAAAGTAGAAAGAATTCTTAAAACAGTAGCTATTGATTGTCCATTGTTATTACATAATAACAAATTTCCTGAAGAGATAGAAAAATATAAAGGTTGTGTACCACCTACTCAAGAAAATGTAAAAAAAGGGAAAAAAATATGTCCAGCATTATGTGATTTTCAAGAATGTGATTTTAAATGTGATAATAAACAGTTTAATAAAGATTTTTATGATAATAAAAAACACGATTATAAAAACTTATCAAAAAAGGATTTGGACTATTCTTCTTTCGATAATAATATGGCTTTTATTGAAATTAATAATTTAAAAAATCAAATTAAGGACTTGTTTAGATTTAAGCATATTTATAATTATAATAAAATTTATCAAAAAGTAGTAGATTCATTATCATCTTATCAAGAAGAATTATTTGAAGAAAAGTTTTTATTTAAGGCTCTTAATGATCTATCACCAAAAAATGAAAATGATTTTAATAACTTTTATGATACTATTTATGATAAATACTCAAGACCTGGTTATTTAATTAAAAGAGATGATTACTTTATTTTTCAACCATTTGATCAAAATGAAGACGCTCCACTTTATTATAGAAATAGAATGAATGTTAATTATGAAAACCAAATTCCAATTGAAAATTATGTTAAAACTAATCCTATGTATTCACAATCTAAAGATATACTTGAATCTAAATCTGACGATGAATCAATAAATGATAATAATAAAACAAAAAAAGAAAAAGGATATAATTTTGATGAAACTATGAGTTATTATATGGAAAGAGATGAAAATTTTATTGTTGGTATTATTGATAAAAATTTAAATAAACTAGCAAGTGAAAAAGATGATCTTTTTAAAATTAGACCAACAAGAGCAAAGGTATTAGAAAAGAAAAGAGGTACTGGTATTCCAACATTAACTGGTGCTGTATGTAGCACAAGTAAATCTAAACCTTATTTGTTGAAATTATTTGAAAAATTACCTAATGTTAAAAAAGAAGACCTTGATAAACTTAAAAAATCAACAAGAGAAGATGTATGTTCATTTATTAAACATAAATTAATGTTTTTAGAAAAATACGCAACATCGTCAAAGAAAAATAAAATTACTTATTTAATGATTCCTATTAATCATCCAAAATTAAAATTTCCTTTGAATATGGAAGATAGAATAGAATTTATAATAAACAAATTAGAAAAGTTATTTACAGTTTCACCTAATTCTTTAAGAAAAAAATCTGATTCATTCAGTAAGAAGTTAAATCTTAATATTACAGAAACTAATGATGGTGTTTATAGAGATATTAAAAATTTACCTAAATTTTTACTAACAATAAATAATATAAATGAAATTAGAGATTCAATATCTTCAAAATTAACTAAAGAAGGTTTTGATTATGATAAGAAAAAAAATATATGGAATTTAACTATTGGTTAAATTTATTCGCTTTGCGAAATGAATTTATTTTTAGTTTCGCTAAATAAAATTAATTAGTTATTTTATTTAGAATTAACAAAGTTAATTCTAAATATTCAGTTAGTTGGAATAATTTTAATAAATTATTGTATTTTTAGATGTATTATGTTTTACAATAGAGTCTTAGTAAAAATAATAACTATTATATTTCATTAACTATAAATAATATTTCACAATTTAATAATTGATACCGTATAACCACTAATTCTTTCAATTTATCTTGTGCAAGACCACTTGTCTTAAAATTTTCACAATCATTTAAAATATTAAATGCTAATTCTGAAATATCAACAAAATCGGTTACCATATCAAATTTAAAAGAAGGTGAGCTGGAATCGATTTTTTCAATTAAAGATTTAATAAAAGAAGTTAAAGGAGATTTGGACCTCTTTAATATTGTAAATCGGTTTTTTTTCAATGTGGCGTTACCTTGATAAAATGTATATAAACTTATTTTTTCTATAAAATTATCGTATATCGTTTTTCCTTTTTCGACTTTAGTTTTATTATATATATCCCCTAATTTTTTTATTTTTTTTAGTTTTTCTAGAATTAGATTAAAATTAGTTATTATTTCAGTACATTTTTTTTCTTCTTGTATTCCTGATAATTTTATAGGATTTGCTGGTTGAGTAATTTTCATTGGATAAGTCGTAGTAGATTTCGTACTTTTACCTCTCAAACTATCAGATATTGGTCTATCACTTTGTCTTGCAAAAAACGGAGTAGTATCACTCCACGAACTAACAGGTTTAACACTTTGTATAAAACCCTTCTTACCAATATCTGTTAATATTACAATTGTGCTGTCACTTATAGCCTGATTTCTTCCTTTGTTTATAGTTGTATGTGCTTTTTTTATATCAGCAAAATATTCACTTTCAATAAAATCTAATTTAATAGCATTATAATGAATCCTTTGATATAGTATTGGTATCGCTCTATCAATTGAAACCGCAGGATTGCCTGTTGGTTCTGATGAAATTTCTGTTGCTATTCTATCGTTTACTAGATAAAATATAACATTAAACAAGTAAGAAATAGAAGTTAGTTCTAGTTGTCCTCCATAATATTCAGGATATACAGAAACATCAATACCCCAATCTTCTATCTTCATTTTTGTAAAGTGTTTTATAGATATATCTATAAATTCTTCTTCTAATATATTATCTACAGAACCTTTATACATATGATGACTATTAAATAAATTAAAAAAATGTTCACTCGCCTTACTTATCGTGGATTCTTTACCATAATAAACAAAATCTAAAAATTCATAAATTGTAGCTACACTAAATACTTCAAAAATAGCTTTATAATTTTTAGTTTTCAAAAACTCAATCAAACAATCATAAATATATCTTCTAAAATTTCTAACAGCTATTTGAAAAATAGAATTACTACCTAAATCTTTTAACTGTAACAATTCACCTATAACTACAAATTTATCCTCAAAAAAATCAGAAGGATTTACCGGAAAACCTCTATCTCCTTGTTTATCATAAATTTCTAAAATTCCACGAAAAGCTGCTCCAAACAAACAATCACCATTACCAGAAATAATAACTTCATACCTAGTTTTTAATTGATCCAATTGAGATGGTGTTAATTTAGGTCCACTACCTTTCTGTATAATTTTAAACATATATATATATTTTCATAGATATTAAATTTTCAACAAAAAATGGATTTAGAAAAAAATATTACTATAATTATTTTCTAAATCTTTTTAAAAATGTTTATATTCTATAATGGTTTTATATTAGGTATTATAGCACATATGTCAATTTTTTCAATTATAGTGTGTCCAATTATAGCTATTTATTTAATTTTACATCTAATTATTAAATTAGTTATTAATTTATTATTTTCAATCTTATATATTATTTTAAAAAAACTAAATATAGAAAAATATAAATTAATAAAAGATACATTGTTTCTTAGTTCTAAATTAAATCCATTGCATTATTTGTATTTAAGAGAAAAAACAAGACATTTTAAAAATAATCATGTATCGAAACAAGTAAACGTGATTACATTTAATAATAATTTTTATAATGGTGAATTAAAATATATAATGGACTTGCATTATGTACGAATTGATGATACATATATAAAATATGATATAATAAAAGAAGTAAATTTAAATTCAATGTATAAAGATATATATAATTATAAAATTACAAATGTTAGAAATAACTTTCCAATTTATATACCAAATGAAATTAATGATATAATTGAATCATATATTTATACAAGAAAAAAGGTTAACACACAAAAATGTACAAAGAATGAAGAAATTGTAACAACTTATATTTTATATGAAGGTATTCAATATAATGATTATGAATATGAATATGTATAATCTAGCTATATGATCTAATACTTATACATTACTATTTTTAGATAATCAAATAGTAAAAGAGATAGGATACTATTTATTTTCAATGAAATTGAATAAAAAGAGAATTTAAAAATTTAAATAAAATATTTATTTATATTAATTATACCAACACAACAATAATTTTAATCCACCTACCAAATGAAAATGAAGATAAGGAACTTCTTGACCACCATCCGAACCACAATTAGTTATTAATCGGTACCCCATTTCATCTATATTGAATTGCTTTGCTATTTTCTTCGCTCCTAGTAATATATTTGATAAATAACTACTGTCTTCTTCTTGTATATCATTTAACGACACAATTGTTTTATTTGGAATGATTAAAATATGCACAGGTGCATTTGGATCAATATCTTTAAAAGCAGTAATATAATCATCACGATAGACTATATCCGCTGTTTCTTCCCCATCTCTAATTTTTTCAAAAATATTTTTTTCCATTATATCAATATAATTTCATTTATGTTTATATATTTTTTATTTAATAAAAAAATAAAATAAAAATAAAACAATAAAATAAAAATAAATAAAAATAAAATTGAAATTTTTTCTATTTATTATAAGAACAATACAAATAAAATGACAAATAAAATGTGTGAAATAATTGGTAGTCAGGTTAAAAAATTGATCAACGCCGAAACAGATCAAAATGGGTATGCATGGGCGAAATCGAACGAAATGTAAGATCGAGATCCAGATCTGGTATATTACTATATCACGAATATGTTAAATTTAAACCAAACAAGTTAAAATTCGATACCGATAAAGACAAATGGTATAAGTATGATGTTGCTCCCGAATTTGTTTCAAACATAAAACCTATTTACTCTTATAATACTGTTAAAAAGGTCATCGGTTTTGATACAAATATTGTTGATATTGAAGTGATGTCTATTGAAGAGGCACAACAATCCACACGATTAAAGCAACTTTTGAATGCATCTCTTCACTATATCCCTATAAAACGAAGCGTGTATAAAAATGGTATATTTAAATTTAGTTTGTTAAAATTACTTGTTATGAAATATTGCTCTTATATCAGAGAAAAAACATGGAAACCGGGAAGTTTACAATACCAGTTAGCAAAAGAAAGATTTAATTTACTAAAATAAAAATAGTAAATTGAATTAATATAAAGGTTTTTTTATTATTCATTATAACAATAATAAAATGGAATGCACAATATGCTATAATAAAATAGAGGAGGGAGCGGGTTATAATAAATGGAGATGTGCTCATATTTTCCACAAAAAATGTATTATAGATTGGAATACATCATGCCCTGTATGTAGATGCGATGATAGAAACTACGAAAACATAGAAAACAAAGAATACATAGAAACTTACGGAGAAATATCGGATTTTAGAGGGCATACAGACGGTGTGAATTGTCTATGCGCACAGGCACATAATAACAAATTGTTTTCTGGGAGCGATGATAAAACTATCCGTGTTTGGAATACAGAAACTTATGAAGAAATAGCGACTTTGAGAGGACATACTTCATATGTGATGTGTCTATGCGCACAGGCGCACAAGAACAAATTGTTTTCTGGGAGTTGTGATATCCGTGTTTGGAATACAGAAACTTACGAAGAAATAACCACTTTGAGAGGACATACTAGTCCGATTATTTGTTTTGCTCTTCATAATAACAAATTGTTTTCTGGGAGTTATGATCAAACTATCCATGTTTGGAATACAGAAACTTATGAACAAATAGCGACTTTGGAAGGGCATACTGGACCGGTGCTTTGTTTTGCTCTTCACGATAACAAATTATTTTCTGGAAGTATGTATGAAACTAATATCCGTATTTGGAATACAGAAACTTATGAACAAATAGCGACTTTGAAATCACATACTATAAGTGAAGGTGCTTTAAGAGAGCATGATAGTAATGTTGTTGTGCGTTGTCTCACTCATCACGGGAATAAATTGTATTCTGGGGGTGGTGGTGGAAATTTCCGTATTTGGAACACAGAAACTTACGAACAAATATCGAATACATACCCGCACAAAGACCGGCTTGGATTCGGGTGTAGTGTGCATTGTCTTACTCATTTTGAGAACATATTGGTTTCTGCGGATATGGATCGAATCATCCGTATTTGGAACATCGAAATTGGCGAACAAATAGAGGTTTTGAGAGGACATCCTGGAAATATAAAATGTCTCATTGTTCACGAAAACAAATTGTATTCTGGGTTAGGGAATGGGACAGGGTCTGAGAATAATACTATCCGCGTTTGGAAGATTTAACGCAAAAAATATTAATTTAAAATACAAAATTAATTTAACTCTAATTAAAATTAGTTAGAGTTAAATTATGGGCAATATTATTATTACTATCACAAAAATAATACAAATAAAATTTCCAATAAATAATTATATATATCCTAAAAAAGATTTACTAATCAATCAAAGTTATTATTATTTAAATAAAAAAATAGAAGATAATAATATTTTATTAGAAATGAATATTTTAAATTCAAATGAAAATATAAATTATGAAGAAGTTGGTATGTTTATCTAAAAAATCCTAACATTTGAGGAATACTTTTTCTTACTTCAGGTTCAAGTTTTACTGCAAAATAAACCATCAAAGCGGTAACAAGAGATGATGCAAAAAGGACATGTCTATGAACTAAGAAAGTTATTTTCATTTCTCTTCCAACAGTTCTTGTTTTAGTTTTTTTAAGCAGACAGGGAAAAACTGTGCTAAATAGTATGTTAACTATGGCAGCAACCATAGCTATTGATAAAGCTCTATCCATATATAAAAAGATTTAGAAAATCTTTCGATAGATAAAAAATATTATTTTATATTGAAAAATAATATTTTTAAAATAATAATTAGAATAATAAAAATTGAATAAAATATTAAAAGAAATATTACCGATAAACCATAATGTCCAATAAAGCAAGTCAATACCAGAAAAAAACTCCTAGAGAACATGTTTTGTTAAGACCAGATACTTATATCGGTGATATTGAAAAAACAACAGATGAAATGTACATTTGTAATGATGATAATTCAATAGTCAAAAAGAAGATAACATATGTTCCTGGTTTACTTAAAATATTTGACGAGTTACTAGTTAATTCAAGAGATGCTGGAACTAATGATAAGACGTGTAATACAATCAAAATTAATATTAACAATGAAGATGGGTCAATAACAGTTTGGAATAACGGCCAAGATGGTATTCCTGTTGAAGAACACCCTGAACATAAGATGTTAGTTCCTTCAATGATTTTTGGTGAATTATTAACTAGTTCTAATTATGATGATGATCAGAAAAGAACAACTGGTGGAAGAAATGGATATGGTTCAAAGTTAGCTAATATTTTTTCTACTCAATTTACAGTTGAAGTTGGTGATAGTAAAAATCAAAAAAAGTTTATTCAATCATGGTATGATAACATGTCAAGATTTGATAAGGCAAAGGTTACAAAGTATTCACAAAAAAATAGTTATGTAAAAGTTACAGTATATCCAGATTTTGAAAAACTTCATCTTAAAAAAGAAGATGTGTTTAACGTAAATAAAATGACTGATCATCAAAAGTTATTCAAGAGAAGATGTCATGATATTGCTGGTACTTCAGGTCTTTCAGATAAAAAATCGTCAGAATCTATGAAAATATATTTTAATGATATTAAATTAGACACAAGTAATTTCAAAAAATATATCGAAACTTATTTCAAAGATGATACAATATATTATGACGACTCATCAAAAAGATGGGAAGTTGGTGTATTATACAGACCTGATAGTGGATTTGAAGTGATATCATTTGTTAATGGAATTTCTACTTATAATGGAGGTACACATGTAAATCATGTTGTAGATCAGATAATAAAAAATTTAATTAATGATCATATAATGAAAAAAAATAAAGATATCAAGATTAATTCTTCATTAGTAAAAGAAAACCTTACATTTTTTGTAAATTGTATTGTTGAGAATCCTGCTTTTAGTAGTCAAACAAAAGATACTTTAGTAACAAAAACAAATAAATTTGGTTCAACATATAAAGCACATGACGCATTTTTAAAGAAAATTTCAAAGAGTGGAATTGTTGATCAGGTGGTAAAACTTGCAGCTTTTAAGGAGACTGCAGGACTTAAGAAAACAGACGGTAAAAAACAGATTAAACTAAAAGGTATTCCCAAGTTAGAAGATGCAAATAAAGCTGGAACAAAAGAATCTTCTAAATGCTCATTGATTTTAACAGAGGGAGATTCAGCTAAAGCATTTGCAATGGCTGGAATGGGTGTAGTCGGAAAAGATTACTTTGGTGTTTTTCCGTTAAAGGGTAAATTATTAAATGTTAGAGAAGCTTCGGCCAAAGTATTAAGTGCGAATGATGAAATTAATTATTTGAAACAAATCATTGGACTTAAACAGAATACAGATTATAGTTTGGAGGAAAATTTTAATCAATTAAGATATGGTAGAGTAATAATTCTAACAGATCAAGATTATGACGGAAGTCATATCAAGGGATTAGTAATGAATTTTTTCCATGTAATTTGGCCAGAACTAATTAAAAGAGAAAATTTTATTACATCTCTTGCAACTCCTATTGTAAAATTATTCAAAGGTAATCATTCAGAAATATTTTATAATATTACTGAATACGAGGATTATGTTGAAGATTTAAAAGAGAAAAATGAGATTCACTTATGGAAAACTAAATACTATAAGGGTCTTGGTACATCAACATCATCAGAAGCTAAAGAATATTTTCACGGAATAGAAGATAAATTGATTAAATATTTTTTCCAATCAACA